CCACAGCCTGCCACACGCTTGAAAGGCATCCGTGGACGGAAACAAGCGACTGACGGAAAATCAGAAGAAAAATAGGGAACGGCTTACGGGCGAAGCGGAGTATCGATGCTTCATCCGTAAGCCGTTCCCTTTTCTTTTTGCCGAAACACTATTGCTGCCGCAATACAGGGCGGACGGCAAACTGCGCTCCTTCAAGAAAATCATGTTCCCGTCAGCCGGTAGGCGGAGCGGTAGCCGTCAGCAAGCATCCTTTCAATGTCGGATTCACGGTAGAGGATTTTACCGCCCAACTGGATATAGGCTATCCGTCCCTCGTTGCGGTAGTCCTGAAGTGTCCGGCGGCTCACTTTCAACCGTGCGGACACTTCCTTGTCGGTGAAGAAACGCTCACCGCCCAGTGTCGGGCGGTAGTTGGCGGTCAGGTGCTCGACGTTATCCAGCAGACGGTTGAGGCTGCCCATGAAGTGGATTATCCACTCGCTGTCCTTGTTAATCAGTTCATTCATGTTGCTATGGATTTAGTGGGTATTGTCATTCTACTTCGTTCATTCTGCCGGATTTATATAGTCCTGCCTTTGAATTTCGCTTCCTTTCGCCTGTCCTCCACGACGGAGACGATACGCCGCACGTCTTCGGGACGGTAATACGTCTTGTGGTTTATCTGCGAGTAAGCCAGCGTGCCGTTGTCGCGCAGGGTCTGTAACGTGCGCGGGCTGATGTTGAGCATCCGGCACACGTCCTGGTTGTCCATCCACTCATTCATTGTCTTCTCACCATGCCGCTTGCAGATGTCATCCATGCGGCGGACGAAACGGTCAAACCGGGCGGCCATCTCCTCAAAGGTCTTTTTTTCGATTGATACGATTTCCATACTGTCTTTTTTTGCTGTTATTATTTCTTTTGCCGCAAAGAAAAGCACAATTCCCTGTCCGGCAATGGCTTTTGCGGAAGTGGCAGCATGTTGCGCCGTAAGGTAGCCATTGTCCGGCTTATTCTTTATCGCTCCGGGTGACCTCGTTATACCTTAA